GTGCCTGTAGCTGCATCTGCGGTGTAGGTCAGGATTGAAAATCCGGCATCAGTGTTTGCCGATACGCTTGACGTTGTACCGCCATCAGAGTTACTTGATGCAGACCCACCAGCTTTCCAGTTCCAAGCAACGTAGGTTTGTGAGCTTTCATTAATGTTATTCCAATCGCCGATAGAGAAACCGTCAGAATCAAATGAACTTAAACCATCTCCAGATCTGGTGCCTTCTGCTCCAGTGCCGTTTACATACAAGAATTTCTGAACACCTCTAACTGAATCAAAAACGACATGATTGTCGGTATCAGAACGTGGCTTGAGCCATACCCAGTCTGGCTGAAACCCGACCCCTGTTATGGAGCGTGATGAAGCATTGCCAGTGTACAGCACCGTGTTAAAATTATCGTCAGCTTGTTCGCTTTGTCCGGGGCCGATTGTTGGATCGCTCAAATTGCTGCTACACAAAGCCAAAAACCCAGTCGGCGGGGCATACTCAAAAGTGCCAATACCTTCTTCATCACTTTGTGCGCTGGCTACATTTACACTATCTTGTCCAAAATTTACAAATACATTTGATGCGCCTGTGCCTGTTCCAACAACTAAAAATATATCTTCAGTTGCTCCGTTGGTTATTGTTCCCACTGGGTGATTGCCGCCAGCAGGGTCACCAGTAGTGCCACTATTATCAGTGGTCGGGCTTTTGAAATATGAGCCGTTGCGACTAAACCAAACCTTACCTGTTGCGCCATCACACATACACCCAAGAATATCGCCAGCAGCTAATTTAGCAACGCCCAATCCACCAAGCCCTGCGCTTGCCCCATAATCAATTTCTGTACCGTTTATGTACACCTGACGATTATAAAGAGTTATAGCATTTGAACCGCCAACATTAGTGCTTGATGGGCCAGACTCTAATCCAGATTGACTAGCGAACCCAACATAATAATAAGCCCCATCTGCGTCAGTACACTCGACCTCAA